ATAGAGCTAGTAGGAGTTAAATCACAATAAACAAGTATGAATAAATTAGCTTATTTTTCAGCTTCTAATTTAGAAACAATAAGTGAGTCACCTAATAAGGTAATTAAGAAAGGATTAGTCCTAATTGAAGGTACTCATGTTGACTCTAAGAAGAGAACACATACATTTAGTCCAGCTAGAATACGTGAGATAGTTAGTAACTCTAATGCGTTATTTGCTAAGACTCGCATTCCAGTATTGATGGATCATAAGAAGGAGCAATCTAGTGTTATTGGAGATGTAGAATCTCAATTTCAATGCACTACTATTAATGAAGATAATTTTCCTGGTGCTGATGATAAGGGATTAACTGGTAAGTTAGGTATCTTTGTTAATCAAATCGCAATTAAAAGTGGTGAAGCAATACGTCAGTTAAATGAAGGATTATTAAACACACTTAGTCCTGGCATTGATGTAGTAAGTAATGCAATACGTGAAATTAGTGCAACACCTAATCCCGCCATTGCTAATCTAAGTCTATTTAAACGTGCCGAATTTGAATCAGATGCACTTACATTTGACGACTTAGAGAACAGTGATGATATGTTAGATAAGATTCGTAATCAATACGAAGATTTAACTAATAAGTTATGGGAACTAACTGAAACTATTCAGACTATTGATGAACAAGCACTTAACGGTCAGAGTCGTGAAGAAGTACAGTATCAAGCTATTAATGATTTCGCCACTCGTTTTCTTACGTTGATTGGATCTGGTGAGGAAGAACAAGATCCTATGATGCAGGAAGCTAATGGTGGATCTTATCCGAACCAAGTGCAAGGTTATCAAGCTCAAGGTCAACAACAGAATTGGGGTATGCCTCCTAATGATCCTAACGCTCGTTATGCTAGTGGATTACCTATTGCAGCATTTAGTATGGCTGAGATGGAAGCAGTTAATCGTGCTGAATTTGGGTTGATTGATGGTGCTAAGAATTTAGGTAAACGTGTTATTAATCGCGTTAGTAAAGATGCAGGTGATGTTAAACAATCATTTGTTAATAAAGTTGCACAACAGAAGCAAGTTAGAGCGGGAAGATTACGTAAATACGGATCTGCAACGTATCAAGCTGGTAAAACTGCATTGAAGACTAAAACTGGTAAAGGTTTAGCTATCGGTACTGGTGCATTAGTTGGAACTGGTGCATTAGTTGGAGCATACCGTGGATTAAGTGGTAAGAAACAAACTGTAATAAATAACTATAACTAACGTCTATGAATTATACAAATCGTCCTATTGCTGCCTATACGATGGCAGAATTTGAATCATTAACTAGTGACAATGCTGATTTCGCTAGAGGTAAAGATAAGAAGAAACGTAAATCTCGTGCTGGTTTATATGCAGGACTTGGTGCTGGTGCAGGATTAGCGGGAATTGGTACTAGATATGCTGGTGCTGAAATTAGTTCTCGTATGGGAAGTAAATACTTAGATAGACCTCAAGATAAAATGACAGCACAAGGTTATTTAAAAGCTCGGAAAGCTGCAGAATCTGGTGGTGGTGGAGAATTATTTAATCGTGATATTAAAGCTGTTAAAGATTTAGGTGGGCGAGTTAAGAACTACGATTATAAAGGCGCACCAGGACGAGCATTTGATAGTGTTAAAGCAGGTGGTAATCGAGCTAAATCAGCATTTGAAACTATTGTAGGTAATGCTCAATCTTATGGTGCTGCTGAACGTGGTTCTGCTACAGGTATGAAAGGATTTGGTAAAGCTGCTATTGGTGGACTTAAAGGTATAAGTGCTACTCGTGCTGGTAAGATTGGACTTGGTTTAGCTGCTGCTGGTACTGCTGCTGGTGCTGGTTATGGTATTTACAAAGCAATGAAGAAAGGTAAGAAAAAATAATGCAGTTATTATCTGACTACCGAATAGCTGATTTCGCTAGGACTCCTGGTAGTAAGGATAAGAAACCTCGCAAGTTTAGCTTACGTAAATTAGGTAGAGCTACATTAACTAGTGAAGCTGCTAGTGGTGCAGCTAATGGAGCGCAAATCGGTGGAGTCTTAGGTTTAATATCTAGTAACCCTAAAAATACATTTCGTAGAACATTAAGAGGTAGTGCTGCTGGATTAGCCATTGGTACAGGACTCGGTATAAGACACGCATATAAACAACAAAACAAATAACTAAGACGTATTATGAACGAAGCTATTGAATATCACAATCAACTATTTGCGGATTTAGTTGAGAATCTACAAAATGCAGTTGCCGCTGGTGTGATGTTGAAGGACGAATATAAGCAACACATGACTCAAGCATATCTCGACCTACAAGAACGCATTGCTGCTGAATTAGAAATTGATGAAGAAGATATCTATGATGTAGTTGGTGAAGCTGCTTACTCTACTGGTGATGAAGTTGCCGAATTTAGTGTAGGTAGTGAATATGGTGCAGCGTTACTTGAACTTGGCGAAGCTGCTGGTTATGATGACATTGAGGAATATCTAATTGATCTCAGTGATGCTCTAGAATGTAATCCTGATGTATTACTTGGTATCATTGAAGGTGAAATTGCTCCTACTGATAATCTCTCATTAGCACTATCTGAAGTTCTCGGACTTAATGAAGCTACTGAAAATCAACTATTAGTTATGGGTATTGAAAGTCGTGGTGAAGACATCAATGATTACTTAGATACGAATGAAGAATTAGATGAAGAAGACCAGGAAGCTGACTATGCTACATACCAGAACAGTGAGTTCGCCGAATTTAAACGCAACACTGAGATTAAAGAAGCTCTAGCTGATGTAGCTGAACGTGCTTACGCTCTTGTAGAAGCTGGTAAGATGACTCCATTTGCAGTTCAATCTCTACTGGGTAACTTCAGTGCTAATGAACGTATCGCGGCATTTAGTACCGTGTGTGCTGAGAACGAAGTTGATCCTGCAACTCAACTCTATGCAATGAATACTGTACTTGAAATCTTCGACCGTATGCCAGCTATGGAAATGGGATTCTTCGCTGAGGAAGTTCTTGATGAAGAAGAATTAGATGAAGAAGCTGATTTGAGTTCTATTGCTGCTAACTACATTAAAAAATATCGTTCATAAACTATGCCTTATTTCAATCAATCTCAAACGTTTCTAGTTGATCCTGCCATTCTCGCATTCAGTGATGGTAATCATCCTAATGTGTCGGCAACTGTGCAGAATACTTACATTAGTCTTAATACTGAAGCTCGCAAACAAGTTCCTGCTGGACTATTTGTTGCTCAAGTAGGTAACGTACTGCGCTTCCTACCTCGTACTAAGTTAACTGCTGTAACTGCTACTGGTGCTGCAACTGTAACTGCATCTCCAACTAATATCTTTGTTGCTGGTGATGTATTAACTGTAGTTGAACCATATTCTACGCTAACTATCACTACTGTAACTGCTGCTCAAACTGTAACTGTTACTGTAGAAGGTTTAACTGCAACTGCAACTGCAACAACTAACAATACTACAACTACTGCTAGTGAAGTTGCTACTGCTATTAATGCTACTGCTGGATTATCTGATTTAGTTCGTGCAGCATCTATTACTAACAAGGTATTTATCTTTGCAGTTGATGGACTTACTAACCGCGCCATTACAACTGCTGGTACTGTAACTAGTGCTGCATTATCTAGTGCAACTCTAGTTCCTAATGCAACTGCTGTTGGTACTATTGCATTTATTGATTACACAACTGGTGTTATTACATTAACTGGTAACGCAAGTGTAGCTCTACCTATTGGTACTAATATCGGTGTTAGAGTTAATGCAATTGTAGGACTTCATGTTCATGCAGTTGATTATACTGTTGCAACAGCTAAGGATCTAGCTCTCTATACTATTGCTAATGGTGTTCGTATCCAGTATCTACCATACTTCGATGGTGATATTGCTAGACGATTCCCTGGCATCAATTTCGCTTACAAATTCTAACTAACCGGGCGTTAATGACGTATGTTAATGATGTATGTTATCGCGCCCACTATCCTACTTTTTTCTTACTATGGGTTCAGTTTCTAATTTTCTTACCGATAAGTTGCAAGCTAAAGTTGCCGAAACTCTAGTAGACGATACTATTGCTCGTCTGCGTCAGAGAACTAAACTTATTGATCAATTCATGCCTATTAAGACGTATGAGGACGATGAGTTCCTAGCATACGTAAGTGAACGTCTCACACCAGTTGCGAACTTTATTGCTCCTGGTGCTGAACCTCCAGTTATCTCTCATGGTGGTTTCCGTCGAGTAATCGGTCAACTAGCTAAGTTAGGTAATAGCTATTCATTCGATGAAGTAACTCAGAAACAGATGCGTAAGGCAATGGAAGAAGCTGCCTATAAACGCGCTAGTGTTATGACCATGAAGTTAACTGATAACTCCGTCATTAAGGGTACTAACGATATGCTCGTTAAGTATCTCTATGGTCACATTGAGGGGATCGTCCAATCTCATGCTGATAGACTTACTAGCATGGCTTGGCAAGTTGTTCAGACTGGTCAATTGAGTGTATCTGATGCAATTACTAAGGTTGCATGGACAATTGATTTCCGTCGTCCTGGTGCTAGTTATAACCACTTCCCTGATGCTCTTGTTGCTACTGGTAACACTGCATCTCCTAAGTTGAACAAGTGGACTGACTACGCTAATGCTGATGGTATCGCTAACTTAGAAGATGCTGTAACTACTTATGTCAATACTAATGGTTACAAGCCTGATCTCATCGTAATGAGTAATACTGCATTGCGTGATCTTCAGAAACAAGCATCTACTATTGCTCGTGCTAGACAATCAGTTGGATTTGCACAAGTAGGTTCTGTTAGCTTCCCAATGTTACAAGAGGTAATGGCTTCTAATAACCTACCTCCTATTAAGGATTATGATGAGTTCTATCAAGTAGATAATACCTACTCTGGTAATACTAATACTATTGATAGCTACATCAGTAATGCTCGATTCCTTAATGAGAATTGCTTCGTATTCCTCAAGGATGGAATGGGTGAGCAAGCTATTGGTACTCCTGAAGAACAGAAAGTTGTTAAAGATGGTGTATTAACAGGTACTGAATCTCCTGTAATGGTACGTGTTTATGAGAAGACAACTGTGCCTATCAACGATGTTTTGCAAGCGATTGAAACTTTTTGTAGTCGCCTATTTAAGTAATTAAGTAGTAAAAATTCGGTGAATTGCTGGAAACTCCAGAAGTGGACAATCAGCAGCCAAGCTTAACCAGGAATGGTTTTGAAGGTTCAACGACTAGGTTTCGAGTCCAGACCGGACAGTAACAAACCCACGAGTGCCGAACATCCCAAGTGGATGATGATATAGTCTGAACAGTAGATATAACACATGAAACTACTGATACGTAGGATAAAGAGCTTACGTGGTAACAAAATGATCAATGGTTTTACCAGTAATTTATTCTCCCAAGAATCTGTATGCTCAAGTAGTTAGATAATAATTCCCTATTTCTAACTAGACCGAGTTTAAGTTGTGGTATAATGATCTTATGACGTAAATGAGATTATTATGCCACAATTTATTTATTTGGTGACAAACTCAATTAATGATAAAAAATATGTTGGACAAACAAATAGGACAATTGAAAAGCGTTGGTCAGAACATATTAGAGCCGGTAATTATGTTGGAACTAAAAGTTTATTATCAAAAGCAATTAAGAAATATGGTGTAGATAAATTTAAAATTGAAATTATTAAAACTTTAGAAACAACAGATCAGTCAGAAATTGATAAAACTGAAGTTTATTTTATTAAAGAATATAATGCTTTAACACCTAACGGTTATAACGTATTAAATGGTGGTAAAGGTTGTTTTCTAACACCTGAAGGTAAAGAGTATTTAAAAAGAACGATGACGAGTCGTTGGCAGAATAAAAGTTATCGAGCTTCTATGTTAGGTAGCACTTTAATTTCTGCTAGATTAAAAAACAATACCTCTGAAGCTAAATTAAAACGAGGTAATAGTTTAGTTAGAAATCGTCGTTACTTAATAACTACACCAGATGGAATTGAGTATTGTACTTACGGTGTAACTCACTTACAACAACTAGATTTAGATGTAAGTAGTTTAATTAAAGTTGCTCGTAATAAGATGACTAATCATAAAGGTTATAAAGTTAAATCACTTAATGATGATTATGTAACTGTAGATAAAACATATTTAGATTACGTTAACAAATACGAATGTATTAGTTTAAATAAAGATAACTACAGTTTTTGTTCTTATGGTATTGATGCTATTAAAGAACAACTTAAATTAGATATATGTCAGAAGACAATATCACATCACATTAATAACGCTAATTTAATTAA